AATTGATAGTAACCGTCCGTGAGGATAGTTACTATTTTTTTGCAGTTAGTTACATAGTAACTAAAATACACCTGCTTTGCCTATAGATTTTCAATCTGAGCGCACTTTATGGTATTAGTAGTACAACTATCCATAAAGATGAAAAGAATTGATTGTAGAGAGTTTTTGTATATTTGACTCATGGAAGATATTAAGAAATTAGATGGAGAGGTTTTTGTTGGAGCAAAAACATTCGAGGTAGACTACTCAGATAGGTATTTGATCAGCAACATGGGTAGATGCTATAATCTAAAAAGAAAAAAGTTTATTGGTAGTTGGAATAAAGGGTATTTATATGTATATATTCATGACACACCATCAAATAAAAGATTTATGATAGGAAGGCTTATGTTAATGTCATTTGATGTACCTATTCCTGAGCATCTAAAGAATTTGCCTCTACGCAAAGTTCAATGTAGCCACATAGATGAAGATAGTACTCATAACTACCTATGGAACCTATGTTGGGAATCACCAAAGGAAAATAGCAGTAGACAGTTAAGGAGACAAAGATGTAGTGAATCTCAAAAAGGCAAACATATGTCAGAGGAAACAAGGCAGAAGATGAGTAAATCACATAAAGGTAAATATATAGGTAAAATGAATCATAATAGTAAACCTGTTCTCCAATACACCAAAGATGGCGAGTTGATTAGAGAGTGGAATAGCATGATGGATGTGCAAAGGGAATTGGGAATATGTAATCAGAATATCTATGCATGCTGCAAAGGCAAATTAAAATCTGCAGGTGGTTACATTTGGAGATATGCCTGAAATGTTAAAGTATGTTAATGTCTGTTAGAGAATGTATATTGAGAATATTTATATGTGTATACTTGAGAAAAGCAAACACAATAATTATCAACTAAATAAAAAAAGAGAAAAAAAATGGAAGAAATTAACATCAATCAAGAAGTAGACAAATTGCGTACAAACCTGCTGCTAATGAAGAACAGCATAGCAGATGGAAAAGTCACAGGTCCTGAGTTGTTAAAAGTCATCAACAGGGCAAAGAAATACCTTGCTGACTCAAAGGAATGGATAGAGTCCTCAAAGGAGGCTATGTCTGAAAAACAGTATAATATGCTATCTGCAAAGAACAGAGAGTTGCAGGACTCAATCGAAGAGGCAAAGAAAAACCTACCGCCAATATACCTCAGGCCTTCTGAGTTTCTTGAGAAGTACAGGGACCTCAATGCACCACCTTCTGTTTTTGCAAACATGTTCCTCACTGAATTGAAGAGGGCAGTCTATTGGAAGGACTATGAGATGGCAGAACTTTGGATTAAAAACATCGAATGGGTGAACTCAAAGAATAAAGAAGATGCTACGGCAATAAATTATCAGGTAGGAATAATGAAGGGTATAGTGGAAGGAGTAATTGACTAATATGAGACAAAAGGCACAGATAAATGAGTGGTATGCAAGTAAGGAAAGATGCGGCAATAGAAGAGATATAATGAAATTAGAAGGATATAGGACAGCCTGTACAAACTATTGTGAATATCAAAATAACCAATTTAGATTATACCTACTCAGACACACAGAAAATATAGACAGGGAAAACTTTAATATCGGTATGAAAAGCAGACAAGTAAAAAAGGAACTTAGGAAAAGATTTGGCAACAGTAAGCACATAGCAGTTGTGGATGGACCATATGATGCAAGGAGAAAAGGGCAAAAGCCATATTGGATGGCAGAAATATATCAAAATGTTGAATACAGGCCTACTGCAGATGATGTGTTAGATTTAATAGACAGTCTCATTCAAATTGTTGAGGAGGAATAGTAACATGGAAAAAAGAGGAGAAGAAATTGGTGTACAGTTTATTAAGACAGAAGCCAAGACAGGCTGTGATAGTATTAAGGAGTTACACTATAAGGCTAATGATGTAATAGTAAGATATCAAAAGCAAACACTGTCAAAGGAAGCAGCAGAGAGACTACTCAACAGCCTAATTGAAATAGGCAAGGAACTGAAGGCTGCAAACTGTCCTAAGAGTGCCACGGACAAGAAGGATGAGATATTGACACAGTTGAGGAATATGTGCAATAGCCTGAAGACCTATATAGCATCTGAACCTGATACAGATGTACAGAAACACATACAGGTCCTGAAATACAGGGTTGCTCGAAGCTTGCACAACTTGGAGAATCAGTTAAATAGCACAGAGGAAATTATAAAGATGTTGGAACATAACAAGGAAGCCTATGATGACTACTATAATGAAGAGGTAGGAGAGAAATACAATATAAAGGCCCTGCAAGATATAAACAAAGAACTATTAAATAAGTTATGCGACAGATATGAAATAGGTGAAATATAAATACAAAAAAAAGTAATCAATTAGACAATAGGATTGCTGTAATATGATTGCATCAGTCATATATACATAGGAAACATCACTCAGGCCTGAGACACTATATAGACAAAGATGGGAGACTCAAACATAGCCTCCCATCATTTTATTTACTTGCAATTGAACAATACAACCCTATACACTTGCAAATGCCCTGACAACATCATCCTTCAACAGGTGAGTGTATCTCATGGTCATAGATATGTTTGCATGCCCTGCACACTTCTGAACAACCTGAGTAGGTATCCCCATCCTCATCAGGTGTGTAATATAATAATGTCTGCCCTTATGACATGTAAGACTCTTAGTAATCCTACACATGTCAGCAATTTCACCAAGATAACTGTTCATCTTCTGATTAGACATCTTCAACAGACTGAAATCCCCACAAAGACTGTCAATAATATTTCTGCCATCATCCAATACTACAGAGGTAAACTCAACCCCTGTCTTTCCCCTCAACTTATTGATGACCATCCTGCCATCCACATACTGAATATCCTCAGGAACCAATCCCTGAATATCACAATATGCGAGACCACAGTTACACATCAATACAAATATCTTCCTGACCTTCTCCAACCTTGGTATATCAAACCTAATATCCCTAATCCTACCATATTCCTCCTCACTGATAATATCTATCTTCTCACCCTTTTTAGATATCTTTATACCCCTAAAAGGGTTAGACTTCAATATACCCTCATCCTGAAGATAAATAATAAATGACTTTAACTTAGTAAGGAAATTAGATACAGTACTCTTCTTGTATTCACTGTCCAACCTGCACTTAATACTCTCAATAATACTACAGGTAATATCAGTCACAGAAGATTCCCTACCTACAGTCTCCAATAATATACCTAATATGTTCCTGTACTTACTGTAATTACCCATGGTGAGAGATACCCCTACCCTCTTCGACAATAAACTAAGATACTTATCTACCTGATAACCCACATTGGTTGTTTCAAAATCCTCACCCCTCACCTTCCTCTTCAATAATATAAGACTGTCAGATACAGACAATCCAACCATGTCAGGCATGCAGGCAGACACCATCTCCTCCATCTTCTGACAGTACAACCTTACAGGGCTGTTCTTCTTCATACCCATGCACTTCCTGAACTCATCAGGAGATACCTTGTTAGGCAGGGACAATACCATCCTGCTGCCCATGAGACTGATGGTCATCTCAATCGGTGCCAAACCCTTGCGGTCACACTTTGATGGCCTGCAAACAAAACCTACACTGAATGTGGTCCTCTTTTCAAGATTTTTTGATTTCATAGTTGCTTAATTTTTAATTAGTTATAAAATTAGTTATGTTTTTAGTCACAGTCACGAAATCAGTCACAGGGTTAGTCACAGGATTGATGGGACTTGGATGGGTGTTTTGGATTGAAATGAGGGGTTTTTAAGGGGGGGGAATGACCACTTTTCAAGGGAACAGAGGTTCGGTTTCAAGCAGCGACCAAAACCATAACTGACTAATTATCAGCAGGTTTATGTCACGGCATCAGTTTTTATGGGATACAAAAAAAATGACAGCCACAATCCTGTGAATTGTGACCGTCATTTGGTTCATTTTGGTCATTTTGTAGCGCCTACGGAAATCGAACCTAAATAGCCCAACCCTTTATTTAAGCCATGTCTGAGGCATCACTTATAAAAGTAGTCACAGATATAGTCACATTTGTCACAATCAAGTCCATCCAATCAAGCCAAAGAACTAAACCACTGCAAAGATAACCATATTATCTGAACTCTCAAAATATTTTTGTATATTTATCTATATGATAGATAAAAAAGATATTTTGGAAGGTGAGGTCTTTGTGCCTGCGAAGACCTTTGATGAAGTTTATGACAACTATTTAGTCAGTAACATGGGCAGGTGTTGGTCCATAAAGAATGAGAAGTTTGTTGGAGGAATAAACAAGAAGGATGGCTACTTCTATGTAGGTTTATGCAAAGATGGCAGGCAGGGCTCAAAGATGATAGGTAGATTGATGCTTATGAGTTTTGATGTACCTGTTCCTGATCGATTACAGGGTATTCCCCTCAATAAGATTGAAGCATCTCACATCAATGAAAATAAGACAGACAATAGACTTGAGAACCTGATATGGGAATCTCATAGAGAGAACTGTGGGAGGTCCCTCAGGAGGAAAAGAGTCGGTGATGCTAACAGGGTTAGGAGGTATAAAGCCTCCTAATTTTTTTTACTAAATATTCATATTTTTTATTATTTCCCTATATTTATATATAGATAATATACATAATATGAATAGAATAGACAAAGAATCAATTGAGACAGTCGGTGGTTGGCTCCTGAAGAATGTCCCATGGGTAAAGAGTACAGGGATGACAGAGAATGAGGACTATATCAGTGACCTCCAAATCAATCAGGAGCAATGGGAACTGAAAACAGTCTACAGTGGTCATCCCTACAAGAGTGACAAACTCAGGAACTACACAGAGGAGTCATGGAATGACGGCAACTTTTGGATGGTGAACAAGACCACAAAGAGAGGGACATATGAGAACAGCAAGTGGCAGAAACTGATGGATGGAGTTTACAGTGGTCTCATCTTCTACTATGCTAATGAAGGGTATATGATAATATATGATACAGATGCCCTGAAGGAGGCCTATTTAGGAGACATTGAGATATACCAAAGCCATACACATCTGTTGGATGATAAGAGCAAGTCATGGGAAACCAAAGCCATGATAAACACAGATAAGGGATTAAAACTATTTCTTTGAAAGATTATGGATAAATATGAGATTATAACAAGATGGGCACAGGCAAGGGTTGTGGAGGATATGATAGAGAATATGCAGAGTGCGAGAAGAGAACAGCGGTTCAACCTCAATGACCTGATACAGGACACCTACATGGCACTGTTAGAGAAGGATGATGAGTTGATTGAGAGATTGCACTTGACAAATCAGTACAGGTTCTATATCGCAAGGATGTTGGTGAATAATATAATAAGTGTAAGTAGCCCATACTTCAAACTGTATAAGGAAAGGAATTGGGAGATTTTGGAAAATGACCAAGAAACTGAATGAGATTAGGCTGAGGGAAGAGGACATGAGAGAGTATTTGCCTACAGGGGTGACCATGTTCTCACAGGACTTTGAGATGGAGTATCTGAAGAGATATGTATTCAACAGTCTGCAGCCCCATGAGAGGAACATCATATTGGCATATGCTGAGTGTGCGAGTCAGAGGCAGATAGGGAAGGCATTGGGAATATCCACAGCATTAGCGAATAAGGTAATAAGAGACATACAAAAGAAGATAAGAGATGCATACAGTGATAAATATGGCACTGATAGCCCTGTTTTGGGTGATGGTGATTGACATAGCGAGGTTCATGGACAGCATTAAGGCAGGCATACAGAGACTGTTGAACACTAAGAGGGAGATACAGTTCAAGCCCTTTGACTGCAGTCTGTGCATGAGTTTTTGGACAAACATAGCCTACCTGATTTGCACAGGTGCATTTGAGATATGGCTGATGACACTTGCATTGCTGATAGCGGTCATGACACCTGTTATGGGTGATGCGGTATGGGGACTCAGGGAGTTCCTTGCAAGAATAATAAGTTATATAAAATAAATTGAATTATGAAATTATTTACTAAAGAACAGATAGAGAGACTGAAGATTGCAGAGGAGTATCTAAGCACTACCTACTACTGCAAGTACAAGAGATGCAGTCCTGCTGCATGCAATAAGGTTGTGGAGGATGTATGGTATGAGCATACAGGGGAAATACTCAATACCAATTGGAGTTGTGGAACCTGTGCATACAATACATACAGGAAGGTTGCAGAGGTCTATTTCAAGACTATTGAGAGTATAAAAGATGTGACAGGAACCGAACCTACCGATGATAGTCAGGAAGTTACAAAGGAACAGTCACATACAAAGAATAAAGGTAGAAAAAAGAGTAAGAAGTAATGCCTGCACCGAGGAAAATAGTACCAAAGGTAGCGGATTATGGCAAATCATGCAGGAGGAACTCCGCTCTCAAGCTGTCCAAGTCAGGCACTCCTGAAAGTGACAGATGGCAGAAGGCGAGGGCACTGCTACTATTCACCAACATGACGAAGCCTAAGATTGCAGAGTTGATTGCAGAGGAGGAGAATATAGAGAAGTCTGTTGCTTTGGAATTGGTGAAGAGGGTTGACAATGATATATGCAACAAGGGTGAGGAGTTCATCAGGAATGCAAGGACAAAGAACATGCATAGGCTTGATGACATCATCATAGAGGCAGCAGATAGTGGAGACAGGAACCTGCTATTGAAGGCAATAGACCTGCAGAATAAGATGCTCGGGATATATCAGACCCAAGCAATAAATATTGTATCAAACAGTCAGGAACCTGTTCAGGTGACATTTGCGAGATGAATATAGTACTACCTAAACTAACTAAATATCAAAATGATGTATATGATTGGCTCGGTGACTGCAAGGGTACAGGAAGAGTGGCGGTCATAAAGAGTGTGAGACAGTCAGGTAAGTCCTTTTTCTGTCAGGCAAAACTTATTGAGATGAGTCTGACAAACAAGGGGACAAGTGCCTATATTGCCCCTACCCTTGAACAGAGTCGGAATATGTTCACCAATATCATATCTGCATTGGACGGTACAGGCCTCATCAAGAATGCCAATGCAAGTACTCTCAATATTACATTCTACAACAACAGTACCATATTATTCAGGAGTACTCAGCAGGGTGATGCCAACAGAGGATACACTGTCACCAACATATTGATATTGGATGAGTGTGCATACCTGATTGATGAGAGTATATTCACCATATTGCCTCTTGTCAATGCTGCCAATGCCCCTATCCTGATATGCAGTACTCCCTTTGTCATGGAGGGATATTTCTACGAGATGTACAGGATTGGTATGGAGGGTAAAAACCCAATTGTGAAGAGTTTCGATTGGGCAAAGGAACCTGAGGTCGCAAGATTCCTCACAGAGGACAGGAAGGCATTCTATAGGGAAACAATGAGTAGGCAGAAGTACACCACTGAGGTACTTGGTGAGTTCCTGACTGATGATGGTTTATTGTTCAGGGGTATTGATGATGCTGTGTCTGACAAACTCACTCCATATGATGAGTTGTACATAGGCATAGACTTCGCCCTTGGTGGTGACGGTGACTACACTGTGCTTGCTGCCTTTACCGAGCATGACGAGATGGCATATATATTCAAGAGGAACAACCTGACTCCGACACAGCAGATAGATTGGATAGTGAACACTATTGAGGAGATAGGCAGGGAAAAGAACATAGTCACCATATTGGGTGAGGTGAACAGTCTCGGAAAGGTGTATGTGGACATGCTCAATAAGAGACTGCCAATGAAGATTGAGGATTGGGTGACAACAAATCAGTCAAAGAAGGAATTGGTGACAGGGTTTCAGGTTGCATTGGAGAATCACAGGGTGAAGATATTGCCTGACACAGAACTGTTGAATGAGTTGAGGAGATATGAGATGGAGGTCAATCCCACTACAAAGAAAATCACATACAATGGTCATGGCGCACATGATGACATGGTGATTGCCACAATGCTTGCCTACAAGGGCAGGAAGAGGACCACAGGACAGTATGCATATGGGATGGCAAGGAAGAAGAGGCAGTATGTGCATCCACTGATAGCGAAGTATGAGTATGGAATAATAGAGAAGTAAATATATTATATTATGATTGAATTGAAGTACCGAGGATGGAATGATGTGAGTATCGCATTATATGAGGATATTATGAAGGTTATTACAGATGAGGATTTGTCCGATGCTGAGAAGGATATTAAACTCATAGCACTAATGGCAGGAGTAGATGAGGATGTTGTTTGGGGTCTGCCTGTGGAGGATGTAAGGTTTTTGAGATTGCAGTTAGCCTTTCTAAATCAGGAACTGTCATATCCTAAGAGCCTCAACATGAAGAAACTGAAGATAGGTGATGTTGAATGTGATATATTGAAGGATATATCTGATTTATGTTATGGGCAATATGTGGACTTTCAGACCTACATCAAGGAACCTGAGAAGTACAGGGGTGAGTTGCTGTCTATATTCATATATCCCAAGGGTAAGAAATATGCTACAGACTATGACATGGCAGAGTTTATCGGGATGTTGAAGGATAAAATGTCTATAGTTATGTTTTCCTCTATATTGTTTTTTTTTGCTCAGAGATTTCTAATCTCAATAGACAGTACGCTGCACTCTTTGGCTCTGACACTGAGGATGAAGGCGTGGTTGAAGAGGGACAAGAGGGAGAAGGAACTGATAAGGAAGATAGCTCAGGAGATGGAGAAACAGAGAAAGGAAATGCACTTGTTTGGGTGATGCTCATGAGGGAGGTTTCACAGTTCACACTCCACAATTTCGATGAATGCATGAACATGCCTGTGATATTGTTCTTCAACTATCTTGCGGCATCGAGAGACTACAACAGGAGACAGATGGATTTAT